GGCCGATCTAGCGTCCTTACACTAGACCGTAACGCTGCCTCTCGTCGACAGTGAGAATCTCACTTACGGCATTGCGGTATGCGCGGAGTAATCCTTGCTGGTTGGTTCCAAACAAGTCCCGAAGGTCTTGCATAGATGCATAACCAGAAAGGACTGGAGCAGAAGGCATCGCTGAGACGTGCAAAGGACTGAGCCCGAAAGGGCCGTCATCTACACGTGGAACATCACCCTGGTCGGGTGATACCTCAGCAGGGTTCTCTGCTGGGCTATCTTGGAGGATAGCCCAGTACAGCTGTTGGAACGTGAAGCGTTCCTTCAGGAACCCCTTCTCTTCTTGCTTAGCTCTCTGGTAAAGGTAGAAGGCAGCCACGAGGCTGTCCCTTCGATCCTTTGGTATACCCAGAGAGTTCCTACCGAATGTGGAATACCACAGTCGGTACCAGGCCAGCCACTGCTTATTAGGCAGTGGAGGGTGATCCCTATAGAGCCAAGACTGGGTACAGACGTTACCGACTGTAATTCCATCCAGGAACTTAGTGGATCTAATCACCAGGTCACGTGTTACCACGTGACCACCAAATTCCGCAACCTCTCTCGAGGTCATGGACTTTGTGGGTGATACTGGACAGGCAAGTTGAGATAACACTGAACGATAGGTGTTGTATACCGCCTCATTGGTGATGACAACGTCATCTCCAAGGATACGATAACAATCGTCAGTAACTTTGTTTACCACTTTACAGTGGTGAAGGACTGCGTGGTGTGACAACGCGAATAACGCGAAGGAAGGTCCAGCCCCAAGGGGTTGGCCCTTCGTCCACCGTACGTAGTTGCGCCCTAGGGCGTTGGCTCCGTACGCCCCTGTAGCTACCATCTCAAACAACTCCCAATGGGTTTCCCACTGGGGGTCGAGTGCGATGTTCAGAAACACCAATTTCTGAAGCTGCAGGGGAAAGTGATTAGTGGCATCCGAGAGGTCTACGGACCAGGCACAACGGCCGGACCGCAGCTCTTCTCGGACCCACGTCACCCCACGTTCCTGGTCGAACGTGCAGTCCTCCGGGATTTTCTTCAGGATCCTAAACAAAGTGGCCTTCATTGGGTTCATCATAACCTGGAACAGGAGGTTAGGGAACGCGAAAACGCGTAACTTACCCCCCCGCTCCTGGGTAATTCCCAGATTCCCGACTCTATCCGAGCCGGGTACATGGTCTGTTCCATGACCATAGTATCTGGAGATCCACCGTTCGTAACCACCCCAAGAC